GGAACCCTTCAGCGGGCGAGAGAGCGTCAACACTGAAGCACCGGCACTTAGCCCAAGGTGACTGATGTCGATGGTGTCATCGCCAGTAACGTCGTTCAGGGTGTACGTGATGTTTGTAACGCTGCCAGTGAAACCTGGGAACGTCAGCAATGTACCCGAGCCGGAATGCGGGGTGCTCATGTGCCTATGTCTCCTGCCACCAGATGTCGAAGGAAAGTTTCACGCTGTACACAGGCGGCATGTCCGCCCCGGCCAGCTGCACGAAATCGTCTTGTTCGTTTTCGAGCGAAGTCTGCTGTACCACCGTATTGTCGAAGGTTCCCCCGTACCCATCCAGAACGGAGCGGCAGCGGTCGGCCAGGTCACGAGCCCCTTCGTAGGTCGTGGCGTACACGTCGAAATCCACGCTCACCTGCGGCACACCCATCGGGCCTCCGAGCGTCTGTGCCCGGCGGATGCCCGTGCGGCGGTAGGTGATGAACGGCAGGGGCGCGGCCTGCGGAGCGAGCAGCGGATACACGCGGTTCGACACCACGGACGATACGGCCGTCGTGGTCACGAGTGCATTACGGAGAACGGCTTCGGGGCTTTTCATTTGTCGCCTGCCTTGTTCCTGCGTTCAAAAGCCCGCAATGCCGCCGAGAGAGACTTGCGCATCTCGACATCCAGAATGCTTTTCATCGCACCGCGCGACTGATTGAAGGCCCGCTCGAGCGGACGCAGCGCTGGCATCGGGGCCACGGAGCCGGTGGCGATGAAGTCGATCGGATAGCGGCCCTGCCACGAGCCCTTGCCTCGGCGGTAGTTCCACGAAGAAAGAATCTGCCGTGGGTTCCTGTCGGGCTGCTCTTTGCGGCGCTCACGCTGCGTGATGATCCGCCCGTCGAGAATCACGCGGCGACGCTTCACCACTCGGCTCTTGCCTGGTGTACGGCGGCCCTTCGTTCCAAACTCGACCAGGTGCGAGTGATAGGCCCGGTTCGGACCCTTCATCACAGAGCCGCCGAAGGCCGTCTCGGCCGTTCGCTGAGCACCGCCACCAACAGGGCGACGGAAGCCGATCACGACGACCGACACTGGAACCCTGAACTTGTTGTTGGTGTAGCTCTTGCCACGCTCTGTAATGCTCGCCAGAAGGTTGCCCGTAACCTGGCCGATGGCTCGCACGTTGGCTTCCAGGGCAGCCTTGCCTGGCTGGGCCGCCTTCTTCAGTGCCCTGCGCTGGTATCTGTTGGAGATGTCGGCCGGCAGCTTCTTTAGTTCGGCCACCACGTCATCAAGCGGCGCAAGTGAGAACTGTGCCTTCGCGGCCCTGCCACGACCCAGGGCCAGCTTGATCAGCGGCTCTCCGGCAAACATGGCCATTAGGGCAGCTGCTCCTGACAGATGGCTTCGTGCTCGCTGCGGTTGCCGTGCTCGAGCAGGCTGACGATGTCGAGCGTGCGGGAACGCCACGAGAAACGGTGCTGGCTCGTCAGGCCCGGAAGGTAACGCAGACGCACCCGATGGCTTATGGTCGTTTCTTGCTGGCCGGCCGTCAGCGATTCGCGGGCCGAGACGCCTTCAACGCTGGCCCACACTTCGGCAAAGTCGCTCCACGACAGCACGGCTTCGCCTAGGCTGTTGCGCGCCGCAGACGCCTGCTGCACCGTCACCCGCTCGCGGAGTTTGCCGGGGTCAATCATGTCGGGCCGTATAGCACAATGGTGTAGGTGCCTGTGCCTGTGCCGGTGCTGATCTCAGTGATAACAGTGGACGCAGGCACATCTGTGACGGCCACGCTGCCAGCCTTAGAACGCAGAACAAAGTACGTGCCGCCCTGTTCGTTCAAAACACGCTCGCTGCTGCCGCTCCATGAAAACGCAAGCCGTGTCACCGCACTAAATGAAACGACGCTGCCGCTGGCGTTCCTGTATGTGGTGGTGCCGAGCGTTCCCAAGTTCACGGCAGAAGTGCCAGCCGTGCCGGTGATGATCGCCACCTTCCCTGTGGTGTACTCCGTAGCCTCGCGCAGCGTGACGGTCTTCAGCGACTGCACACCGGTAGACGTGGTCGTGTCGCGGAACTCGACGTTTACGGAAATCGTGCCGGATACGTTGCTCATCGGTAAGAGCCCCAGCGTTGTGAGTCGAGCAGGGATTTCACTGCAAACTCAATTTCTTTCGAGATCGTTCCAGTGAGCACGGCACCACGATACTCGTACCAGTGCGCCACGAGCATCAGCATGGCGTGCCGGATCGCCGCCGGCACACTCGTGCCGCTCGCGCCGTAGCCGCCCCACCACGTGACGCTAATGGCGTTATCGTCCTGTAGGTGCGGCGGCCACGTCTGGCCGTACAAAGTCTTCACGGTGCCCGGCACGCCGTCGCGGTCCACGCGGTAACTGGCCGTGGAGTAGGTCGATGTAGTGCCGTTCTCAAAGGTGAACGTCAGGGCAACCGCCGTGGTCGTGCCGGCCGTCGCCATCGGCGGGCGTGGCAGCTCGATGTCGTGCGTGCCGTCAGGCGGGAAGCGGTCGAACCGCATCACCCACTGCGTATGCACCAGCGTGCGGTCCAGATACTGCTCGACCCACTCGCGGGCCGCCGTGATGAGCGACCCGATGTAGGCATCGTCAGTGGCCGTATCAACCCGTAGGTGGGCCTTGGCCTCCGCGAGCGTGACGGGCTCAACGGCTGGTGCGGTCTGGCGAGTCAGGCTTCGATATTGCACGGCGGCGTTTCCTGGGTGTGGCGTCGGCCGTTTCGGCTTCGTGCTCGACGGCTGCCGTCTCGATCAGTTGGCCCTGCGTGTCCTCAACCGCCACGCGCTGGGCGAGCAGCTGCGTGGCCAAGCCGCCGGAAATCTCCACGGTCTGCCCCTTGCGGTAGGACCGCCACGCGCGGGTGAATGTAATCTTCCTCATTGAGGCACGCTCCATGCAGTTTCGGGCTTCTTCATCGTGTTGCAGTATTCCGTGGCGTGCTGGTAGACGGGCTTGCCGAGGTCTTTGCCGGGCCATGTGAAGACGTACTCGCCGTGGCCGATGCACACCCGTGGCGTGACAAACAAGCGATTTCCGCTATCTCGCCAGTTGACCCAAAAAGCTATGTCGGCATCTCGACGGGGCCGCCAGTTCGGATCACCTGGCGTCCTCGGCTCTTCCTCCCATGTGCCATCGCTGTTGGGCACTTCCTGCATCCACGGCAGCTTGCACCGCTTTAGGGCGGCAGTGCTCAGGATGGTGCAGCCAAAATGCGCTGTATCCACTTCTTGCACTGGCTCGGCAAACCACGACGCAGGCAGGCTCGTGGTGCCGCCCTCTGGCGGATTTTCCAGCGTGCCCCGAAGCGTGAGCATCGGGCGGCCGTCCTCCCTCTTGGTCTGAAGCGGGGCAAGGGCGTCGCACTGAAAAGCCATGGCGAGGGCGAACAGCTGCTCAAGATCGTCGCGGCTGAACGCGCTGTCGTAATCTACGACAAGCAGGTATTCACATTTATCTACAAACTTCTCGCAGACCCTCGACAAACATTGGGACCAGAATGCCCCTTGCATCATTGTTGGTCGAATGCCGAGCGGCATCAGCGCCTGAGCCCACGTGTAGAAGTTCGACATAAACCCGAGCCGTGGAACGCTCATAACGCATTCCACCCGAATGTCGGCCTCGGTGCCACCTACCTTCACGATCATGCGTGACTCCAAAAGAGAGCGGGCGGCCCCCGCTTGGAAGCCGCCCGCTCAGAGTCGCACACGAGTCAAGCCGTCAGGCTCAGCCAGCCGCACCCACGAGGCCGATGATCGGGCCGGCGACGCTCGAGCTGCCGAGGTTGGCGTGCGTGATCGCCACGCGAGCCACCGCACGGATCACGGTCTGATCGCTGAGGAAATTCACCTGATCCGAGCTGGCGATCTCGATGGCCTGGCGGATGCCGTAGTAGGAGCTGTTGGCCATGTTGCCGTACAGCGCCATGATGACACCCGAGGAATCCGCACCGCTCGGGAGCCGGTCAGTGAGGACCACTTCCGAGCCGAGGAACGTCGGACCCATGCCCTGCGAGAGACCCACCGACCCGCCCTGGGCGAGGTCGAGATTCTGCATGCAGGTAGCGAAGAAGAACGGCGAGCAGAACCACTTGGCACCGGCACGGCTGTGCTGCGGAACCCTGGCCATCATGGCCAGCAGGTTTGCCTTGGTGACTTCGTCGGGCGTGTCACCGGCAGCCGTCACGAGCGACGCCGCGTAGGTGGCAGCAGACGCAGCCAGAAGGCCGCCCGTGTGGGTCGTGACGAGACCGGCCACGCCAGGGGCGTTGCTCGGGTTGCCGCTCCACGCAGCCTCTTCCACGGCGTTGCTGAGCGTCAAGGCGAGCTCGGCAGCGATCCAGTCGGCAATCGACACGATGGAGTCCTGCAGGAGCTCGCTCGCAATCGTCACTGCACCCGTCACCTTCTTCGCGGTCAGCGTGACCTGGTTGCTGGTGGGATCGCTCGGCGTGATGGCCGAGTTCTCGTCGATCCAGTACGCGGTCGCGCCGGCCGTCCGGCGGGGGAAAAGGAGCACGTCGCTCGGCATCACCACGTTCGTGGCGTTCTGAGCGAATGCGGAGTACTCATCCACGAGCCGGATGACGGTCGAAGAGAGAACGTCGGGCACGAAGGCCGCACCCGTGGTGCTGCCGGTCGAACCCTGAGCACGAGCCTCGACGCCGTGATCCTGACACCACCGCTTGGCTTCGGCGTCGCCGCTCTTGCTCTTGAACCACATGCCCACCGAGTAGGCGTCCTTGGCGTTTTCAAACGCACGGAGCCGACCCGAGAACGGAACCGCCTCGATCCGGGTCTTGGGCTCTTCGGCACGCACCTCGGGAGCCGGCGAGCAACGCTCGACCACGCTGCGGAGATTCTTGGCCGACTCGACCACCTTCTTCTCGAAGTCGATCTTGGCGGTGAGTTCGTCGGCACGCTTGTTGAGGTCGATGAGCTCGACATCGCGGGCGGTCGTGTCTTCGGCCTCGATCGCACGCACGGCGTCGATCCGGTTGGCAAGGGTTGCCGCCTCGTCCTGAAGCTTCTTGAGATTGTCCATGTTCGGTGAGACTCCTGCGGCGGTATTGCCGATGGAGTCCACCTTGCCACTAAGGGCGTGGCACCTTGCAGAAGCGGATTTGCGAAAGCGTTGTTTTCACAAATGCCACCGCGCGAGCCCCGCACCTCGGGCAACGCAGATACCGCTGCCGTTCGTCACCACACGGACGGCTGGAGCGGCACCGGAGTTTTTCGCCGCACGTGCAGCGTGCTTCAGACACGGCGCAACCTCAGAGCCCACGCCGCTGCGGCGTCACGGACCAGGGAACGCTTCACGATCTCAGCGGCCACAGCCTCGGGCTCGGGCTGCGTCTGCGTTGCCAGCCAGGCTTCATACGAACGCATGGCAACGGATGCAGACGTGGAAGGGTAGGCCGGGTTCAGCACCGGCCCCACGTCGTAGAGGCCCGATACCTCGCGGATCTGGCGGATGGCCTTGCCGTCCTCGCCAGTGCGGAAGGATTCGTTCTTGGGCTCAACCGTGAAGGCGAACGACGAGCCCCGCACGTCGCGCCGCTGGATCAGCTCGAGCACGTCGGCCCGGCTCACGGGCGGCGTCACCACGTACTTCAGGCCCTTCTCGTCTGAGGAGAGTTCCAGCGTGCCAGACGAGGAACGGCCCAGCACGATGTTGCTGTCGTGATTGAACAGCGCCACCACGTCGCCCTTGCCACGCTGGCGGCTCAGGATCTTGTCGAACGCGCCCGGCAGAATCTCTTCGCGGAACCCGCCGAGGTCGAGAGAAAGCCGGTTGTACACGGCGGCGTATCCGATGATGGCGGCTCGGCCATCTGCCCGGTTCTCCACGATCAGCTCGTTCTCTTCCTCAAAGGCGAAATCGCGGCGTTCAATTTCCATCGGTGTACTCCTCCTGTTCGGCCTGGTCCTCGGCTGCAGCGGCCGGGCTGTCTTCTACTTCGGCGGGCGGCTCGGGCATCGGCTCCGGTGCCGGCGGCTCCGCGCCCACCTTGTCCAGCGTGGTCATGTTGAGTTGAACAAAGTGCTTGTCACCTTCCGGCCCGATCGGGTTCAGGTTCTCGAGCTCGCGGATCTCGTTGATGGTCATCCACCCGTTCTGCAGGGCCGAGACGTAGTAGGCCGAGCGGCTTGCGTGGTCGCCACGCAGCAGGCCCGAGACGCTGTGCTCGGCGAAGTACCGCTCGTCGTCCACGATCAGATCGCGGCTGATGGCTGCTTCCCACCGCTTCAAGTGCGGCAGCAGGCAGTGCTGCACGAACTCCGTGCCCTGCACCTCGATGTTGCTGTAGGTGCTGCGGGTCAGGTCTTGGATCATGTGCGGTGGCACGCGGAACGCCCGGCAGATTTCGATCACCTGATACTGCCGCGTCTCTAGGAACTGTGCCGCCTCGTTGCTGCCGCTGAGCTCGTGGGCCTTCACACCGTTGGGCAGGACCGCCGTGCGGAAGGCACGATCGGCTCCCCTGTGCATCCTCTCCCACTGCTCACGCAGCCGCTCGGCAGCCTCCACGGGGATTGGGTTCTCTGACTCCAGCACGATGCCAGGCCGGGCACCGTTTCCGAAGTAGGTGGACCCGTGAGCCTCCAACGCCTGGGCCAGGCCGATGGCGTTCTGGAAAATCTTGTAGGTCGGGATCGCCTTGATGCCGTCTTCCGTGGTGAACCGCAGGGCGAATATCTGCTCCTGGGGATAAATCGTCTCCCGCCCGCTCGGCTCGCGGTAGCGATACCGCAGCGTGCCGTCAGAGAGCCGATCGACTTCCATGCGGGAACTGTGCAGCGGCCATAGCTCCGACACGGCACCTCGAGCACCTGGGCGGATCTCGGCGTAGCTCGCACCGTAGTGCAAGTACATGCCCGTCATCCAATCCCTAAATTCTTGTGCCGTCTGCCACGGGTTGGGCTGCTGGTGCAGGAGCCGATACACCGGGTGGCTCGTGGCCTTCGCCTTGCCGCCGTTCGCCATCCGTTCGTAGACGTGGAGCGGCAGGGCTGATACCGCATCCGATATCACTCGAATGCAGGCCGTGTACGCAGAGCACGCCATTGAGTTGTCGGCGTTCACCCGGATGCCGGAAGGCGTGCGAGACGATGAAACCTCGGGCCAGTCAATGCCGCGCAGGTCGAACATCTTGAAGTCGGCGGCGGCGTGTTCGCTCATATGCTCAGGATGTCCCAAGATTGTTCAGCTGGCTTTGTGGTTGCCGCTGCGTGAAGCCCGAGTGCCATGACAAGCGACACGATGCCGTCAATGCGTTCTGTGCTCTTGGCCTTGCTGGGTTTGATGTTGCCTTGGTGATCGCTCTGCACCGCCACGTTGCCGGCCATCCACGACAGCACCGGATGATTGGCATGCCGAATCCGCTCGGACAGCACTAGGTTCTCCAGCTGCTTCGACGGGCTGCTCATTGAGCCATAGCCCTGCCCAAAGCCTGTCACATTTACCCCATCGCCTTGCAGTTGCGTGGCCAGCTGCGTGGCGTTCCAGCGGTCAATCCCCACCTGGCGGATATTGAACTGCTGCGAGATCTCTACGATGTCGCGCCGAATCACGTCGTAATCAGTGACGTTGCCATCCGTGGCCCGGACGAGACCGTCACGAATCCAGCCGAGGTAGTCGATCTTGTCCCGCTGTGCCCGCTCGGCGGCGTTAACCTGTGGCACCCAGAAGAAAGGCAGCACGTCGAACGTGCCATCGTCCGCCTGGCTCACGAGCACGAATGCGGAAAGGTCGTACGTGGTTGCAAGGTCGAGGCCCGCGAACCACTCCCGTTGTTCGAGGTCGCCGGCCAGCGGCTTGCCGCACTTGGCCCAGTTGTCTGGCGAAAGCCACCGCACGTCCTGCGTTGTCCAGACGTTGAGCCTGTATCGCAAAAAGCTATTAAGCTTCGACGGCGATTGCTCGGCCTCTCGGGCATCGGCCGCGAATGATTCCAGCGTGATCGTCTCGCCGAGCGACGGGTTTGCCTGTCGCCAAACCTTCTCGGTCTTCCATGAATCGTTGGTGCCGGCATCCGGCGGCGCGGCGTAGATGCACCCAAAGAAGGCCGGGTCCACGCCAGGATCTGCGATGCACCGCTCGGCGTATGCGTGTTGCTCCCAGCAGATCGACTTGCGGTCGTAGCCCGCCGTGGTGATCGAGAGAATGAGCGGCGATCTCCTGGCAGCTCCACCGTACCTGAGTGCGTCTCTTGTTGTGCCGGGCTTTCGCCCCCAGCCTCTCGGCCAGGGGCGAAAGCCCAGAGGCGTCGGTCCCTTTGTGCGTGGAGTTCATCGAATAGCAGCGCGTGGATATTCAGCCCCTCGGCCCGGAACGCATCTGCACTAAGAACACGGTAGAACGAATTGCTTTTCTTGTGAACGATCGTCTTGCGGCTGTCGATCACCTCGAGGTGCCGAGACAAAGCAGGCGAAGCCCGCACCATCGACGCGGCCTCGCGGTAGATGATGCCTGCCTGCTCACGATCGCAGGCCGCACCGTACACCTCGGCACCAGGCTCGGAGTCGAACGCCGTCATGTAGAGAGCGATGCCGGCGAGTGTGGTGCTCTTGCCTTGCTTCTTCGGCAGCTCGATGTAGCCAACGCGATGCTGCCGCGTGCCGTCTGGGTTCAGCCGGCCGAACAGCTCACGCATGACGTGATGCTGCCACGGCAGGAGCGTGAACGGTTTGCCTGCGTTCTGCCCCTTGCTGTGGCGCAGGATCTTCTCGAAGAAATGCACCACCCGCTCGTACTTGGCTTGGCCTTCTTTGCAGAGGTCAGGCACCGTGGAGCTTGAAGAACTCTTCGACTTCGTCGGTTGGCTTTTCTTGCTTGCCACCTAGCCGTGTCCTACTGCTCGGGGTCAGGCCAAACTCGCCCATTAACGACGCCTGGAGCGCCACTAAACTGCGATATAACGGGCCTGCCGGATTTGGTTTCACGCCACCTAAGTCTGTCCGCATCACCGGGCCAGTGGCTCGCAGCTCGAGCAGGCACGCCTGCGTTGCAGCGTACACCTCGCACAAAGTCGCCAGGGATTCGCCATCGGCCATCGTCAGAGTGCCGAGCTGCACCAAAATTGGTACAAGTTCGTTCCACTTTTCAACTGCAGCCGGCTCGACCATAAGCCGCTTCGGCATCGGCGGTGTGCCGGCCGGCGCTGGTAGGTCAGGCCGGATCTTGCGTTTGCCGGGGTTGCCCAGCATGCGCTTGACGGCGGCGGGTGCTGGCGGCGGACCACGCTTGCCCATCAAAAAACTCCATGAAACTTGCGGGCGCAGAAGCAGAGG